AGGTAATTCTGTGCAAAGTATGAAGTGCCAGAATAAACAAGTGGAGCCTGTGTTGAAATGAAGGAAATGATTCCAGCAGATGTTGCAGCGGATGAGACTGTTGAAATAGTTCCACCAGCTGTAAGAGCAGCAATCATTGCAGCATCAGTTGCAGCAAGGTAAGCGCGTTCCATCTGTGTTGTGAGTTCGTTATAGAACGCAGGATTCTCAGATGAGCGTTCCAAGAGTTCAAGGCTTACTGTGTTTTGTCCAGCGTATTTTGTAACTGTGCCAGTCAAATATGCAGAAACCATGCCTGTATCTGTTGGTGCAGCGGCTTCCGCTGTCGAAGAAACGACAGGAGCAGTTGTCAATTTTGGAATTGAGAATGTCATACCTTGTGATGGCAATACTCCGCGTGAACAAGCATCAATCGCAGGACGACCAAAGTTGTTGAAGGTGATGAATTCGTTCAAATACTGAACAGGGTTGAAGGCAGGGTTAGTTGTACCGATTGAGTCGGCGGCTGCGCGAACAACCATTGGATCTTCGGATGCTTGAACCCAGAGAGCAGATTCTTGATTTCCAAGAGCTGCCTGGACTTTGTGTTGTGTGTACTTTGACATTGAAGTAATGCCATGACGAACGGTTTGTGCATTTAGTGGGTTGTAGCTTGTTGTTGTAATTCTTGGGCGCGATGCTTCAACGACTTCCGCTGGCTCTTGCTCAGGAGTTACATCCTCGGGAACAGTGGTCATCACTGCCTCGCTTTCTTGTTGTTGGGTTTGTGGAACTTCGTCTGCAATGCTTTCGCTTGCAGCAACACGGGTGACTTGTGCATTTTCAAAGGCTGGAATGGAAACCAGTGATGTCTCCATGAGCCGAGCAGCTGTCACAAGGAGATAGTTGTCTACTGGTCTTGATGCGGTGACTTCCACACCAACGGATAAACCAGAAACTAAATCCTCTCCCGCCAGTGTGAGGGCATCAGTGCCTCTCGTACTGTTAGAAACTTTGAACGATGCGTAAATGCCATCATCTGTTGTATTAAAAGATTGAGCGCGACCCAACACTTTTGATTCATCGTGTTGCATCAGCAATTTAACTTTTGCCGTATCTGGTATTTGGATGGAACCGCGCTCAAACATAACGGGCCCTGCACTGGTGTAACCGATTTCGCCCCAGGGCACTATCTTTCCTGCGATGATTCTGCGTTCGGCTTGAACTTCACCGACCGCGCTATTGAATGTTAGTTTCACTTGTTGCTTCTCCATCTCCGCTGGGTGTTAATTGCTCCATCTGCATTGCTTGATCTGTTGTAATAAGTCCAAGAGTGAGAAGCTGTGTCAATACATCCAAACGAGATTTAGCGTCAGCACGAAGAAAAGTTTCATCCACAGCAAATTTCACCTCAGCTGTGCGCGGAGTTAAATCATCCATTGAAAGTCTGTCCTCAATGACTGAAATATACGGTTGCAATGTGTACGCCATAAATTCTTTGCGACCATCGACAATGTTTTGATAAATCTGACTACGAAATACTTCTGCATCAATCATGGATGCTGGAACATTCATCATGCGTGCAATTTGCAATGCATAATTTTGTATGCTTGCGTTATATGTCATTTCAGCTGGCGAGAATGAAGTTGGAATGTATTCAAGAGTGCTCGTCAAAAATGCAGTTGATCGTGCATTACGACTGGCTTTCCATGACGCTAATAAACCTTGCACCTGTGCTTCTGGTAAATCTGCTCCATTGTTACGGATGATTCCAGTCGGCATTGCGGTTTGTGTACTTACGGATGCGGCTTTTTCTAAATCAAGTGCGGCCTGAATTGTGCGAGCACCGACATTGAGAATTCCATTGGTGAAACTTTGGAATGTTATTAAACTTCCAACACCTGACATCGGGCGGCGTGTACCAGATACGCTGTAATACAAAACTTCCGTACCTTCTGCATTAAGTGTTGTGGATACGCGAGTATTTTGCACCCACGCAAAGCGAGCAGGGCGACCGTCTTGGATATAAACTTCTGTGACTTCCCAATACGCAACACCGTAGAAAATAAGCGAATCAACAGTCCAAGCAATAGTTTGTGAACGCGGTTGGCGAATATCGGGTTGATCTAACCAAGGTGGTGAAACTAATTCTGCACCTGTTGATTTGTTGTAAAGTTCTAATGGAATTGAAGCGATAGTGCCGCAAATAAGATTTCTGCACCGCAGTATTGATGGAATTGCAACAGCACTCATGCGATCTATACCGACTTGACCCACATTGCCAGCGTTCCAATACGAATTGCCGTAAAGCGGCAAGTCCATGATGGCAGGTGCGTATTGAGCTTCTACTTTGGTCGAGTCATCCCTGACCAGCTTCAATGCAGACAAAATACCCATAGCACAACAATAAAGACATACCAGACGAATCAGACATGGTAGACATTTGCTCCGTTTCTGGCGTGTCGCTACCCAGCGATAATCATCGGAACGCTTTGAGGCTCATTCATCTTATGAATAATCATGGCGAGTGCGATTGGCCCAGAGATGTCGCCCGCGCTGGCTCTTCTCACTAAACGCCAGGATTCATCCCGATTTTTCCCAGCGCACGCCTGCATTTGAGTGTCCATTATTTCCTGTCCTGCATGGACAATGCGCTTACTTACAATGGCATCCAATAGATCACCTGACGCTTGATAAAAAGCGGTTCCAGAGACATCGACTAAACGAAGGCCGCCGTGAGTAAGACGAGCAGCTATGGACGCGGTTGCATAATGGTCAAAACACACCATCTGCGGGCGATACAGATCAGCCCATTTTTTAATATCAGCTGCAATCTTTAGATCGTCCACAGCCGCATCGGCTTTCCATGAATCTAACAAACCAATACCCACTCGACCATCTTCAAGATATTGACCAGCTACAAGTGACGCTGTTTTGCGACCTTGTGCCACATCGAAAGCAAAGAATGTCACTGGCCCAGGTGGAAGTTTCAATTCTCTATCGGCAACAGCTTCCCAACTGCCACTAGGCCAAGGTGAGGACAAGCTTGAAATCCAAACGCAAAGGTGTTCAGGCAAGAATTTATCAATCGGGAGAGTGGCCAAGGCTTCCTGGAGTCCGGCTTCCGTGATGCTTATGCCTAAGGCCGGATTGGCATAACTCCACCCAATTTTGTCCGTCACCTTGCAGTGCTGCGGCGCACTGTATTCGTACCAGCCCAAAGATGGGTGCGGATACGAAATCGTCTTATCTCGCAGGCCATTAAGTACTGTGGAGAACGCATCTCCGGCGTTACTTGTCACATAGGTTTGAGCATTAGGGCCTTTGGCAATGGTGACAGGTTTAGCAGCTGCCCAAGCTTCTTCAGTGATAAACCGCGCTTCATCCACGAATAAGAGGTTTGCAGACTTGCCTCTACTGCCGTCTGCATTTCCTGCAACAATTTCATAACGAGCACCGTTAAGTAAATCTAGGTGCTCTTTGCCGTTGCCTCGATAGCCCACTTCACCACGATTGAGTTTGACCTGGCAACGCAGGAAATCATTACGATCTATGACGCTACATACCTCGCGAAAGGTATCTTCTGCCATACCTCGTTTAGATGACATCGCCACCACATTCATGTCGCCTAAGACGAATAAACTGAAAAGGATTCTGTAGACCATCAAAGTTGTTTTAGCATTTTGACGAGCGCATAAGATAGCAACCGTCTTTCGTACAAAATTCCCATCGCTGCCGAGTGTAAGAAAATCGGAGCTGATGTATTTTTGCCAGGGCATCATGTCGTACCCACACTTAGCAGCGAAGGCAACAAACTCATCGCCTAGGGACTTACCTTTAAGCGGTGTGCTCATAACCCGAGGTTTTGTCTGCCCCATGAGCTTCTTTTCTTTAGCCCCCTTCTTGACCTTGGCAGTGTTATCCACGATCAATTCCATTCTGGCTCCAACTGCCCTTCAAAGGGCCCGCTCAGGCTCAAATTGACCGTAACCGGAGAGAGATGTTTCGTAAGAGAATGGGGGGTCG